CATGTGCAATTGTCCGGTGGTGGTAATATGGGTGATACGATCCGTAACCTGTTTGTATGGTCGCGGTAGTAGATTTAATTAGTGGTCGTGACTATAATAGTACTATATTAACTGATACGGAGATAAAAAAATGGCACATCAAGTAGAGACCATGGCATATGCAGGTGAGGTTCCTTGGCACGGTTTAGGAACGCGGGTTCCGGCCGATCTTTCGCCAGCACAAATGCTTTCGTCAGCCGGTTTGGATTGGACGGTACATAAGGTTCCGGCGTTTATTGAACAAGACGGTCAAAAGACTTCCATTGGATGGTCTGCACTCACCCGTTCATCCGATCATCGTATCCTGGATGTGGTGTCTAATGATTGGAATCCTATCCAGAACCATGAGGCGTTTGAATTCTTTGATGAATATTGTAATACCGGTGATATGGAAATGCATACGGCCGGTAGCCTGAAACATGGGCAAATTGTGTGGGCGTTGGCCAAGGTCAAAGATAGCTTTGAATTGTTCAAGGGCGATAGGGTAGAAAGCTTCCTTCTATTTACCAATCCACATCGTTTTGGTCAGTGTATCGATGTTCGCTTTACCCCCGTACGCGTGGTGTGTAATAATACACTGACTCTGGCCCTGGAATCGGCCGGTGACCGTATGGTCAAGAAAAACCATCGTGGGGTGTTTGATCCTAACGATATTAAGGAAAAATTAGGAATTGCAACCCATAAACTGTCTAAGTATAAGGATATGGCTGAATTCCTAGGTTCACGCCGTTTTAGCGAACCAAGTGTACGTGAGTACTTCAAGAAGGTGTTTCCTACACTGTCAAAGAACGATGGGGAAAAAGTATCACGAGGTGCAGCACTGGCCTTGGAAGTACTGGATACGCAACCGGGTGCAGAATTTGCCCGTGGTAGCTGGTGGCAGGCATTTAATGCGGTGACGTACTTGACCGACCATAAACTCGGTCGTAGTGCCGATACCCGCCTTCAGTCGGCCTGGTTTGGTCCTAATAAAGGATTGAAAATCAAGGCACTGGAAACGGCTGTAGATTTTGCCAACGCCACCGTATGAATGTGATTGGTAAGACTGTTCGATGTTACGATGGCCGGGTGGGGGTGGTAGATAGTCAAACCCCTACCGGGTTTAAAATTATCATTGCACAACCTCCATGGCCGTTTCCCGATTGGGTGGTACTGAACAGGAAACAGTTTAAATTATTATCAAAAGCATCTAATATGGATGATATTGAATTGGCACCATTTTAGGAGTGATCGATGTATAGGCCTCGTGTAAGCAATAAACCTCGTTCCATCGGTGAAGGATATATTAATCCTCTTGAACTGATTGAATTCTTAGATACAGCCCGTGCCTATTGCATATATAAGGAAGATGAAGATAGTGCATTACGATTTGAATGCATGATGGATTACTTTAAACATGATTGGAAGCCTGGCAAGAAAATGATCATGTCAGGTGAAGTGTTAGGTTTTTAATGATCATATGAAGTAGATGGTCAAGGTACTTTCTAGTACAACTTATCAGGAAAATTTTATGGCATATTCTGAACAAGTACTCGATCATTATGAGAATCCAAGAAATATAGGATCCTTTAATAAAGAGGATCCCAGTATAGGTACGGGTATGGTAGGCGCACCAGCATGTGGTGATGTAATGAAACTACAGATAAAAGTGAACGAGGATGGTATTATTGAAGATGCTCGTTTTAAGACTTATGGTTGCGGTAGTGCAATCGCTAGTAGTTCGTTGGTTACTGAATGGGTTAAAGGTAAAACTCTTGACCAGGCTGCGTCTATTAAAAACACGCATATCGCTCAAGAATTGGCTCTTCCGCCGGTGAAGATACATTGTTCAATTTTGGCGGAAGATGCTATCAAGGCTGCGATAGTAAATTTTAAGGAAAAACATGTTAACAGTAACGCAGAATGCGCATGCACAAATTAAACAAGTTTTATCTGAAGAACAATCTAAATATGTTAGAGCCTTTATACAAGGTGGAGGATGTAGTGGTTTCCAATATGGATTCACTATAGAAGATGATAAGAATGAAGATGATTTTGTAATTGAAAATTTAATTGTTGATGCTATGAGTATGCAGTATTTTGATGGAGCCACTATTGATTATAAAAGTCATAATTTACAGGGCTCACAATTTGTGATTTCTAACCCAAATGCAACCACCACGTGTGGATGTGGTTCTTCTTTTGCTATATCATAAATAATTTAATGATCGTATGAAGTAGATCGAAATGTGTTCTGGACGGCGGTTCGATTCCGCCCAGGTCCACCACAAGCATACTAGGATCGGCTCCCTCGCAAGGTACCTGGCAGAGGCAGACTCCATAAGGTGAGGAATTAAGTATGCTTGTGATGGGCCTGTAAGGTTTCGACAGGGCAAGAAGTAGTGATATGGACGATCCGGCAACGCTAAAGCCGTTAGGGTTGGGACTTCTCGGCCAAAGAGGCATATCAATAAACGCAAACGATGAGCGTTATTTGATCGCTGCTTAAGCGATCGGAGTTTTGCTGGTTGAACTTGGCAACAGAATCAACCAGCTTTTAACTAACCAAGGAGAGTGTATGAAGAAAATGTGGATGGCTTTAGCTATGACCGGTGTTTGTACTACGGCATCAGCAGCCAATTTTGTAGGTGTAGATGTAGATCGTGTGACTGATACCAAAAACGGTGCTAGTTCACAAGCCCAATACGTACGTGCAGGCAAAGATGTAGGGGCCTGGAATCTAGGACTTCAGGTTCGTACGGCTGTGTTCGAGCGCGGTGGTATGTTAAATAGCGTGGAAGGAACGCTAGGACGTGAAGTAGTTAAGGGCGTTCAAATGTTTGGAGGTGTGGGCTACGATAACGGTTTTAACGGTGCATCTAACGGTAGCTTTTCCTATGGTGTGGTAGGTGCGGTAGCAGGTGCCCCGGTAGGTCAGTTCTGGACCTACGGTGGTGTGAAGACTCGTGTGAATTGGGAAACTTCAGCCCCACAACAAACACTGGTGTTTGTAGGTGCAAGTCTTCCGATCACTAAATCGTTGAGTGTGAATGCCGGGGTAAGTCGTTCGTATCAAGATATTAACGAAAAGGCCTGGGGTGTGGGTGCCCGTCTAGCATTTTAAAGAATGCCACTACCTATATAACCCCGGCTTGTCCGGGGTTTTTTATCTCCTAAATATCTTTATATAGTTTACTAAAAAGAGATGTATTATGCCTGTTTCAATAGGTGGACTTGAATACGAACAGAAGGTAAGAGACTCTGTAGAGAAAGCTTCCAAGCTTAATAAAAATATTGAACTTTTACCGGATGCTACCGCTGGTTTCAACGCCAATGAAGTTGATTTAAAAGTTAAAATTAATAGAGTGCTTTATAATATAGAAATTAAGTCAAGTCCGTATGACCAGATGGGTGGTACTTCTGTTCAGTATTCAGTGTTGCCATCAGTGAAAAGAAATCCTGTTCTAAAAGCCGGTAAGCCCACTCTTGATTACGACACCTATAGTTTAATAGAAAAAGCCCTTGAAGGGTCTGAAAAAGATGTAATTGATTTTGTTAACTTTTTTAAGACTCAAGCCCCCATCAATCTTCACGAAAAAGTTAGCGGGTTTCCTATGTCAGTGAGTAAAGATGCATGGGAGTTAGCTACCAGTAAAGGGCTACTTAAACCCTTGAACAAAAAAGTAAAATTAGACACCACATTTATAGCAAATCACTATAAAAAGAAGAATTGTTTTTATATTCAAATAGGTGGTGCTGGTTTCTTCTATCTTGCTTCAAATCCTTTAAAGCTTCCAATTCCTAAACTTACAGGCGAGATAGATGTTGAAATAAGGGCTGCAAGATCCGGCTCTAGCATGAACGCTACATACAAAATGCCCACGGTTGGGGGCGGAATAAGGGCACAGGCCAGACTAAAGACTCAGGCTAAATCAGACTTTACGTTAGATAATCCAGATCACGTTTTATCACTTTTTGGAAAGTAATGCTACCATTTAAATTCTTTTTAACAGAAGCTTCTGATGAGTCTAAACTTACCCATCTAGAGCATGCCGAGGATCATGTTATAAATTCAGGTGAGTCTGGGTTTGCACATGCCTACCATAACCTAACCGATGTTCATGATAAATTGAAAGGTAAACATAATGACACCAGAATTACAACTAAGTATGATGGTTCTCCTTCAATCGTATTTGGACATCACCCTCAAAGTGGTAAATTTTTTGTCGCAACAAAATCAGCATTTAATAAAAACCCTAAGCTCAACTATACATCAGAAGACATAGAAAATAATCATGGTCATGCACCTGGATTAGTAACTAAATTAAAACATGCACTAAAACATCTGCCAAAAATAGCACCTAAGTCAGGAGTATATCAAGGTGACCTTATGCATAGTGGTGTTAAGTCAAAAGAGAATCCAGAAGGTGATGTAGAAAGTCATAGTGGTAAATTTCATTTTAAACCTAATACTATTACCTATTCTACCAAACATGGATCGGAAGAAGGTAAAAAAATAGCAAAATCTAAATTGGGTGTGGCTGTTCATACAGCGTATAAAGGAAATGATTTAGAGAACATGAAGGCGCAATATGCACCAGATCTTTTACACTTTAAAAAGCACCCCGATGTTCATAATATAGACACTCAAGACGATGTTCACCATGCCAGCATGACCGATGAACACCATCAAACGTTTGAACATCATATGCAACAGGCTACCAAGCATTTCAATGAGGCTCCTTCTGATTTAAATAGTGCTATTGAAGGGCACCGTGAACATCTTAAAACGTATATTAATAAGACTGTACGAGAGAATACTAAACCATCGGTTAAAGGATACAAGCAGCACTTAGAAGATAAGTTTACTAAAGAGGCATCTAAGTTAAAAACCGATCGTGGAATTGCTGGTAAGATGTCAGAACTACAAAAACATCATAGTCATATTGATAAGCATCAAGAGCATTTTACTTCTACATTAAACATGCATCACCACTTACAGCAAGCTAAAAACACATTAGTCAACGCATTAAGTGCTAAACCTAAATTTGAACATCATATCGGTGGAATTAAAACTAAACCTGAAGGTTATGTGGTTGTTCGTAATAATAGACCAACTAAGTTAGTAGATCGAGGTGAATTTAGTCGTGCAAACTTCTTGAAGGATCGTGCCTAATGGCTATATTTAACTCTGGTAATAATTCACTTCAAACACATAACAAAACACTTTTTGAAGTTGTGATGGTCGCCGATCAATTCGGCAATCCTATTACCAGTGGTAATCCTTCAGGTATGGCTGTTGATGGTTTCGGTCGTGCAAGAATGTCTACACCCTTTACTTTGTTTGATAGTTTTAATCGTTTTAAAATTAATAATGATTTTGTTTCATCTAATACTGCAACTGGAAATGTTGGATTTGACACTAATCAAAGTTCAGTAACACTTAACATAGATACAACAAGTGGGGCTAAAGTAATTCGAGAAACTAAAAAGGTATTTGCCTATCAACCGGGTAAGAGTCTTCAGATTCTGAATACTTTTGTTTTAAATACCCCTATAGCAAACCTTCGTCAACGAGTAGGATACTTTGGATCTCAGAACGGCATTTATTTTGAAAACGATGGAACTGGAAACTATTTTGTAAAACGATCTTATTCTAGCGGATCTATGGTTGAAACGAGAGTTGCTCAGGCTGATTGGAATACAGATAAGCTAGATGGGGAAGGTACATCAAAAATTACTTTCGATCCTACTAAAGCACAAATCTTCTTTACTGATATTGAATGGCTAGGAGTCGGTTCTGTAAGATGTGGCTTCGTAATTGATGGTAGACTAATACATTGTCACTCATTTCATCATGCAAATCTTATTGATTATGCATACATGACTACTGCATGCTTACCCATAAGGTATGAAATAGAAAATACAGGTACAACTTCTTCAAATTCAACTTTAAAGCAAATATGCTCAACAGTTATTACTGAAGGTGGTTACGAACTTTCTGGTGAAGTTCATACCTACGGGCTTGAGCCTACAGGTGCAAGTCAGTTTAACTTAGCTACAGCCGGTACCTATTATCCAGTTTTATCTTTTAGACTTCATCCTAACAGATTAGATGCAATAGTACTTCCTGTTGATATTGATATAGTACCTATTAACAATGGATTCTATAAGGTTAAATTGGTAAAAAATTGCACCCTTAATGGAGCAACCTGGGCTAATACTTCTGCTACTTCACCTGTACAGTATCAAAGTAATACCTCAGCTACTCATACAGGAGGTGAAGATTTGTATTCTTCTTATCTCACAGCTACAACTCAAGCATCTTCATCCTTTAATATTGGCAAAGAGCTTTTTAAATATCAATTAGAGCGCAATGGTTTAACAAACACAGCTTATGATTTTACTGTTCTAATTACTTGCGGTACTAATTCTTCGAACGTAATCGCAACAGTTACCTGGCAAGAAATTACTTAATTATAAATAGTTAATTAAGCAGTTAGGCTTCGGTAAACCTGCAGGAAAATATGAAAGCTAAAAAAACACTAAAATCATTTAAAATGGTTCTGAATAAAGATCAGGACACATTAGAAATTAATCCCGAACTAAAACGGGATACTGTCAATGAGGCTAAAGAGTCACATGTTGTGATGGCTTTTGGTCGTATGAATCCTCCAACTACCGGGCACCTTGCACTAGTAAATAAAATGCATGAGGTAGCTAAAGAACATCATGCTAAACATGTTTTAGTAGCTTCACATTCACAGGATGCTAAGAAAAACCCACTTTCCAGCGAAACAAAAATAAAACACCTTAAGCGGTTTTTTCCTAACACCCATATTATATCATCTGATAAAGAAACACCTACTTTTTTACAACATGCTAAAAAATTGCATGACGCCGGGCACACTCATCTACATATGATTGCTGGATCCGATCGAGTAGATGAGTATAAAGAAAAACTTAATCATTACAACGGTGAAGGTGAAAAAAAGTTATTTAACTTTAAACATATTACTGTGCATTCGTCTGGTGAACGAGATCCCGATGCCGAAGGCACATCAGGTATGTCAGCAAGTAAGATGCGTGAACATGCATCTAATAATGATTATAAGTCATTTAAGCAAGGGGTGCCATCACACGTTACTGATGAACACGCTAAAGAATTATTTCACGATACTAGACGTGGAATGAAACTAGAAGAGGCTGTATTAGATATAGCTGCTAGACGTAAGCGTTCGGTAAACTTTAAACGTCGTGGTGCTAAATTAGTACGTCAGCGTCAAGTATCTCTTAAGCGTTTTGCATCTGAATTAAAATTAAGAAGACGTGCAAGAGAGGTAGCTCGTAACCTTATGCGCACAAGAGTAGCTGGAGATAGGGGTGCAAATTACAATAAATTGAGCACAGGTGATAAAATTGCCGTGGATAGACTTTTACAAGGTAAAGAAAAAGCTATTACTGCACTTGCCACCAGACTTTACCAGCGCGTACGTAAAAAAGAAGCCGAACGTGTGACTAGAGCACGAGCAGGACTATCAGCTAAGTCAAAAAAAATCTTAAATGCTAGTTTAGATTACGATACGTTTAGCGGACTATATGATACTTTAACTGAGCGCCATTTTCAAATAACAGAGAAAGAATTATTAGCACTTAATATTAAGTCAAGAAAAAGTAACGTATCGTTAGATACTTTAAAAGAAGTTTATATTCAAGCAGCTAATAATTACGAGAGTCAAGATCTTACATTACAGCAGTATTGTTTTAACGCTGTTAACTCCTTTATTGCTGAGTCATCTTCTTCTAACATAGCCCGTAGCCACCTTATTAGAGCTAGTACATTAACAAAGCAAGGCAAGTTTCAAAAAGCTAATATACATAGAAAAATAGCATCTGCTTTAAGTAAAAACGATCATACTACTGCTACAGGACTTAAACAACAACTTCGATCTATAAACGAATCTTTTGTTATAGATCGCAGCACAGGAGTAGGAGTAACATATTTTGCTAAAGACCTAGGAATTAAAACTGAGGGTGGCTTTGCACATCATCCTTCAGTTATAAAAGAATTACAGGAAAGAGAATTAAATGAACTGGTTGAATTAGCCTATCCTGGAAACATAGGTGCTATGGAAATGGCTAAATTCTATTCTAGCGCATCTCCCGAACAAAAATCACAAATGAAACTTTATCTGTCAAAAAAGAATTTTGACCATGCTATTAAATTGCTTCACACAGTTACCGGGGTAAAATTAAAATGAAAACATTTGTTAGTTTTATTACTGAGGCAGAATATCAAGGTAAAAATGTACAGTTAGGTAAACCAAGTGCTGGAGATGTAAAAAAGTCAAAAGTATTTGTTAAAGGACCTTCTGGTAGGGTTGTTAAGGTTAATTTTGGTGATAAGAATATGACTATTAAAAAACATATTCCAGCACGAAGAAAAAGTTTTCGTGCTCGTCACAACTGCGATGATCCTGGTCCGCGTTGGAAAGCTAGATATTGGTCCTGTAAAGCTTGGTAAAAATAATTTAGGAGAAATAAATGTTATTTAACAGTCCGAAGTCCGTATTAGCCGAAGTTGCTAAAATTATTAAAGAATCAAAAACTAAGTATGATCAAGAGATGCAAGAGCAAGAAGATGCTCGTAAAGCTCTTTGGGAAAAGAAGATGGGCAAAAAACCTCTTCACCCTAATCAGCAAAAATTAGATGTGCATGAGCCAGAGAAGGATGAGTTAACAGCTAAAGATTTTGAAACGCTTCGTGCCGGTAAGAAAGCTAGAATGAAAGAAGACGTAGAGCAGACCAATGAGGCACAGACAAGTGCTGCAGCTAGATATGCTAAAGCTAAAATGAGTCATCAAGCTAAGACTACAATGAAGCATATTAAACCAGGGACCCTTAAACAAAATTATGGCGATAAACTAGATGCTGCTAACATTAAGCCTGGAATTAAAGGTGTTGCAGATAGAATAGCCATGTTAGATAGGGCAAAAAAAGAAGGTAGACTTAAAGAAGAAGCAGGGCTAGAAGAAGCAAAGGGCTTAGCTGGTATGACGATGGACCAGCTTAAGCAAGAACATGACAAAGTAAATAAAAGAATAAATGATGAAGGTAAATCCAAGATGATTTCTATGAATCATCCTTTAAGCCAGCGTGCTCGTTTAATTAGATTACATATGGCTATCAAAGAAAAAGAAGGCCGACTTAAAGAAGAGAAAAATAAAGATACTCCTGGCCAACACATGTGTGCTATTCATGTAAAAAATGAACAGTTCGGAGAAGGTAAGACTATTCCAGGTCAACATGCCGAACCTGACGATCAGGGAATGATTGCATGGTACGATGTAATGTTTGAGGAAGGTATTATAAAAAATGTACCAACAACAGAATTAGAAATTTTAGTTTCTGAAGCCCATAAAAACCATCGTAAAATGAAGATGGAAGAATTAGAGTTAGATGAAGCACGTGGACGTCCTCGTAAGTCACCAGCACCTATGGGCAGTGATGATGAAGGTGAAGAGCCAGATCAAAATATTGTTAACCATCTTAAAAAATCCGTTGATACTAACGGTAATCATGAAATAAAATTTAGCGATGGTAAAAAGCATAAAGTACCTGGTCACGTTGCTAAAAAAGTATTAGGTGCTATGGGTAAACTCAAGCCAGACGATAGATTAGAGATACAGAAGCATATCCAGCAAAGTCATTCTAACTTAATGCAGGTACATGGGATGATAAAATAATGGGATTAAACGCCGCACAAATTATAGTTAATAGACCAGAAGTAAAGCAGACTGCTCATGCTCCTGCTGTACAAAATCTGGAAGCTTTACATCCGACTAGTTCTGCTAAATCTAGCCATGGGCCAAGATCAGATGTTATGAATTGGCGTGCGGAAAAAGAAGGAAGAAAATCGTCATTTATGTCTGATATGCTTACTAACTACGACTCATAAATAAAGAAAAAGGAGATTCTCATGCCATTATGGGGTAAAACCGATGTTGCGTCTAATAGCGTAATATCAGCACCTGCTCAAGTAAGACAGGCGCCTAATACAACAAACAGAGATACGCTGTATGGTAATACAACAGCTAACGGCTATGGTACTGGCGAAACAATAGGTATGTTTGGCGTGGATTCAACAGAAATGGGAGTTGGTTCAGGTAATGTAGCTTCCATTGTTATAACCTATGCCGGCTCTGGATACACAGCAAACGGTACTGTATCGTTTTCTGGGGGTGGTGGATCATCAGCAGCTGCTAACGCCACTCAAAATACCTCTACAGGTAAAATTCAGATTGTAAATATTACAGCACCTGGTTCTAGTTATGAAACTAATCCTACTGTAACTATTTCTGCTCCATCAGCTATTACATTTAATGCTAATACTGCATTGTATCAGAACGTATCGTTCTATTCCAATACTTCTGGTGTTGCTAATACTACTGAATTTATTACTACTACTGCATCACATGGTTTTAGCAATGGTGATAGAGTAGTATACTTAGTACCAGCAAGTAATACAGCTGTAAGTGGTTTAACCAATGCTGCTTCTTATTATATTGTAAATGCTAATACAACAGCATTTAAGTTATCATTAACAGTAGGTGGATCTGCTGTAGATATTACTTCAGATGCAAATAATGAAACACATGTTTTACAGCGTCGTGATTTTGTTGAAATTGCAAGTAACATTCTGCAAAATACAGATCCAGTAACTTACAAAACAGCAGCAGGTAATACAGTAATATCTGGGCTTGCTAATAATACTACTTACTACGCTATTGATGCTAATAGTTCAGGTGTATATCTAGCATCTACCCCTAACGGATCGAGAATTACTCTTGTACCAGGAGCTACTGAGACTGGACATAGCTTAACAGGTGCTACAGCAACAGCAGTTGCAACAGTAGGTGGTGCAACTAATAAGGGTGTAGTTCATGCTGGTTGGGTCTTAAGAACAGAAGGTACTGGCGGTCGTGCCGGGCGCGTACATTATGAGACTTTAGTTGCTATGCGCAACATTACTTCAGATGGTTCTGACGACGAAATTCTACCAGACGCATAATACATGGCCGAACGTTCGAAAAAAATATCTGAGCTTGATGCTCTTACTGCAAACACAATAGCGAATAATGATTTATTCGTTATTGTGGATGTTTCTGCATCAGCAACAAAAAAAGCTACTGCTAATGTTGTAGCTAGTTATTTTGCTGTTACTTCACCAGGACCTCAAGGACCAACAGGATCACAAGGCCCTACTGGAACGCAAGGTGCACAAGGTACTAATGGTGCACAAGGACCGACAGGTGCCCAAGGCAATACTGGATCTCAAGGCCCGACAGGCGCCCAAGGCCCCCAAGGGAATACTGGATCTCAAGGCCCGACAGGCGCCCAAGGCCCCCAAGGGAATACTGGATCTCAAGGCCCGACAGGCGCCCAA